CTGCGGCGTCAGGAAGACGTGGAACGTCTCCTCTCCGTCGCCGTCCTTCACGCCGCGGATGTACTGGTCCTTGGCATACGCCTTCAGCTGGACGAACAGCTCCCACATCGGGGTGTCGGTAGCGGCGACGTCAGCGGTCGCAGCGCCCGAGGTGATGAGGGTCTTCGTCGCACCGTTGACGTCCCAGCGAACCACGCGCTGCGAAGTCGGAGCGGCCACGTCAGCGGCGTACTCCAGGAACGGCAGATCCGAGCCTACGCGCGGAGCACCGTTGTTCTTCAGCGTGTACGCCTGTCCCGACATCGTCAGGAAAGCCAGCTGGTCGATACGGTCGGCCATCCAGTAGGCCAGCACGTCGCGCGAATTCTCGCGGAAGCGCACGACCGACTTCTGGTCGGCCATACGGCCTTCGTGACGGTTCGCATGACGGACCTGGTCGATCCGGATCACTTGATCCGAAGTCTGCAGGGCCTCTTCATTGCCTTCCAGGGTGCGGTCACCAGCCACGCCATCGCCGACCAGGTCGGAGAGCAGCGTGATGACGGCGCGCGCGCCTTTTTCGGACTTCGTCAACTCGTCCACGTGCGTAATGACGCTGTTCGCGCCCTTCGACAGGAACTTGTTCACGAAGGAGTAGTTGCGGGCCTGCTTCCACAGGTCCAGCGACCAGACGGTCTTCTGCTCGTCCGTCAGGTTTGCAAAATTGGTAAGAGCCATTCAGGCCACCTCGCTAGGAAAAGTCAACCCCAAACCCTGCGTAACGCCGCGGGCTCGCGTTCTTGCGGTCGACTTTGACGAGGTCGGTACTCGCTCTGCGCTGTCGGGGCAGATAGCCGTAGGACGTATGATAGATCAAAGACTTACGTCCGTGCAAACAAACACAGTTATGCGCAGAACCTTTTGTCGTCCGTGCGGTGTTCGCTGCACCAGTTCTGGCGCGTCACGGTAGCTGAGCTCCCCGTCACACAGGCCTTCCGGCAGCGGCCGACGATGTAGTTCGGCCTCTCCGAGAACCACAGGCACGTCCCGCAGCTGGTCGCCGCGCTGCGCCGCCACCAGGGGTCGAGCTCAGGCCTGGGGCCTTCGTCTTCGCACAATCTGTCGCCCAGTCTCATCGCATTCCCTCACTTCGCCGCGGAACCAGATCTTGTGAAAAAAGGCCCGCCAGTCCCTTCGAGGGAACAGCGGGCCGTAGTACCAGAAACGTCCGTCGAGCGTCCTCCACAGGAACCTAGGAAGCAAAGCATGGGGGGAACGCCTCATGTGGAGGCTCCCCCCATACCGTATCCGCTGCCTAAGTGCCCACAGGAGGCAATTCGACCGGAACACTTCCCATTAGACGCCGACGATGCCGCGTCCGGAAACATCAGCCATCGGGCTCGACTCCGGGAGGTCCAGAGGCTCGCTCTTGGCGATGTACTCCATCAGCTTGCGGATCTTGGCCAGATACGACGCCTGACGCTCGTAGTCGAACGACATCAGGTTCGTCGGCAGCCGGCTCGACTGGCTGTTGGCGATCTCGTCACGGGCGATTTCCATCAGCGCAACGGCGTCGGCAAGCGACTCGTTCTCGATGACGGGTACGTCCGCGTTCGGCGGCAGGGGCATCTCGGTCGGGCCGGTCTCCGGGCAATCCAGGAGCGGCTGCGACACGATGAAGGCCTGGTAATTGGCCATCGCCTCGACGTAAGCCGTCAGGCGGGCGATGTCGAAGGGGTTGGTCAGGCTGACGCCCGACGACTGCGACTTCACCATCTCGACGATCATTCGGTTGTACCGACGAACGATGCTGTGCACGTCCGTGTTGTACGTGGTGGTTGCAACGATTTTGCCAGCCATGGCTGTGCTCCTTGGGGAGGGGGTTCATGTCGACAGAACAACCCCGGAGGCGAACCCCCGGGGACGCGTAAGGCGAATCATAGTCCGCCGCTAATACGTTAGCAAATGCTCACGTTTTGCTAACCGTCTGGCATTGCCCCCATGAAACCGGGGGCGGTGCCGTGCTTGGTGCCGTGTAGATCCGTTCTGCCGGCTGCTTTGCCTGCCAGTCGTCCGTGTAGGTCCGCTCGACGATGCCGCGGAGCTTCCGCCCGGTCATGAACGCAATGACGCCCTGCAAGGCAGCGCGTGTCCTGTCGTCCAGAACGTCAGGTTTTGCTGCGGCATAGCCGTGCAGCCAGATCACGAACTCGTCGGGGTTGAACTGCCTGTCGTCCATCATAGGTCGTCACCCCTGGCGCGGCGCAGCGCCTCCTCGTCGATCTTCACGAACTCGTCGTGAGACATCTTCGAGATCTGCTGGGCGGTCATCTTACCGCCGGTGCCGGCCTTGTCGTGGTCCAAACCCTCATCCGTTCGGGCGGGTTGACGGCGGGCGGCGTCCGCTACCTTCTTGCGCGCGTCTTCCTCGCGCTGGCGGCGAAGACCGTCGCGCTCGACGTCCCGGTCCGCCTTGTCGGCGGCCTCTTTGGCCCGCTTCGGCGGCCCCATGACGTACTTCACCGCCTTGCGCAGCGCGGCGTCCGGGGAGTTGCCCTTGGCCTTGAGGGCGTCGATCAGGTCGGCGACCTCCTGGGCCTGCTCGGGCGCGAAGTTCTCCTCGTCGTCCGGGTTCAGCTCAGGGTAGTCCATCTCGACCTGGGACAGCGCCATGTCGTACCGCAGCTCGTTGACCGCGGCCTGCTTGGCGTTCAGGGCGGCGTTCGTGGCCTCGGCGCGGGACAGGTCCCGTTCCAGCCTGCGAATCTCGGTGCGGAACTCCTTGGCCTTCGCCTTCTCGCCTTCCGAGATGGCGTCGTCGTACTTCTCGTCCAGCTCAGCGATCTTCTTCTCGATGTCTGTGACGTTGGCCGACTGGCGCTGCGCCTGGATCTGCCTCTCGAGCTCCTGGATACGCTCAGCAGCGCGCTGTTCTGCCGCGCGGCGCTTGGCGATCTCCTGGTCGAGGCGTTCCTTCGGAATGCGAATGCGCGGCGGCTTGCGCTCGCCCGCCTTGTCGTCGCCTTCCTCGCCCTCGTCGGCTTTCGCCTCCGTGCCTTCCTCGCCCTCGTCGGGCTTGGTTTCGGCTGCGGGCTTCTGCTCTTCTTCCTCTTCCGCCGGCGCTGCCGGCTTCTTCACTTCCTCGTCAGTGGGGACGAAATCATCCCCGCGGTCACCTTCTGCTGGAGGCATCACTCACCCTTTTTAGGCTTCGTCCCCGTGTCGGCGGGACTTCCCGTGCCGCTGGCAGCGGCGGTTGCAGGAGCCTTCTTCATCGCCTCGGCCTTTGCGTCGGCCGTCTTGATGGTTGCGGCTGCCTGAGCATGTGTTGCAGTGACTTGCGCGTCCACCAGGGCCTTCTTGCCCTCGGCGAGCTCACGCTCGATCTGCAACTTGTTCTGTGCCTTCATGCGCTCGATCTCGAGTTCCTGCTGGGCCTTCATGGTCTCCAGCTGCATCTCGAATTCCAGTTCGCGTTTCTTGAGCTCGAACTCCTGCTCGAGCTCGGCCATCTTAGCAACGAACTCGGCATTCTGATCGGTGGCCATGTTGGCCTCCGACATCTTCTTCTGCGCATCTGCGGTCTTGGCATCTGCTTCTGCGTGGACCTTGCGCGCCTCGCCGCGCTGCATCTCGAGCGCGAGCTGTTTCTGCTCCTGCGCCTCGGGCGAGGTCTCCGCTTCTTCCATTGCCTTGACGATCTCTGCCTTGTCGCGCAGCTTCGAGCTCTTGATGATGTACTTGTCCGGCAGCTGCACGCCTTCCTTGCGCAGCGCAATGGCGTGGTCGAACTGCGAGTCCTCGAACGTGTCGCGCTCCGGCTGCGTGGTCACCACCACGACATACTCGCCAAGAGTCAGGTCGTTGACGATCACGCCTTCCGGGTTCATCTGGTTGACCGTGATCTGCTCCGTGGTGTTCAGCAGCTTGTCCGTCGTGATGTGCACCAACCGCTCTTCGGTGTAGTACTCCTGCACGATGTCGAGGATGTTCCTCGCCAGCAGGTTGTCCGTGCGCATCAGGTTGTCCATCACCTTTGCGGTGTTCGCGGAACTCGCAGCCTGATTCTTGGCCACGGCTTTCGCGGAGACGTCCTCGCGGGCGTTGCCGGTGCGGTAGTCGGAAACACCAGAGATCGACTTGATGTACTCCTCTGCCTTGAAGGTAAGCCGATCAAGGCCAGAAGGAATTGGGTTGGGTGCGATCTTGTCTGCGTCATTCACGTCCTGAAGTTCGAGAACAAGGCCGGTCTCGGCGCCGCGCGCTTCGAGCTCGCCTGCGGTCATGTTCGTCAGCGACCCGGTCTTCACCTTCCAACCACTGTTGGCGGTCGTGTTGACGACATGCAGTTCCTGCGATGTGATCTTGTTGAGGTACTCCTGCGGGCCGAGCAGGTTCTCGACGAGACCGACAGTGCGGCCGCGGCGGAAGAACGGGAAGAACGGCACCACGGTGAAGTGCTTGTACGGCGACCAGTCATCGTGCAGCACGAACTTGTCGGCGACCACCGTCCACCGGATGCGCGGGACGCGCTTCTTGATGACGACGAGGTCCGGGTTGTTCATGAGGTACGCAGAGATCCTGTCGCGGTCCCACGCGCCTGGAACTGCGCGGAGGTCGCCCATGCGCAGGTTCGCGAAGTGCTCGATGTTGTCCAGCACCTTGTGCTGGCGCTCGATCACGCGGATGTAGCGCATGAGGTGGCGCATCTCGCCGAACGAGCCGCCATACACGCTCGCGCGGTCGGTACCGAACCTGTCGCGGTCACGGTCGACGATGTCGTAGTTGAACGGCCAGAACGACTTGTCCATCTTCTTCAAGTCTTCGGCGTCTTCCTTGTTGTACAGCAGCGCGATGTGGTCGGCATTCATCCACTTGGTGACGATGACGTCGCCCCACCGATCCGGGTCGTAGTCCTCGGCGTCCGGGTCGATCAGCACGTTCTTCGGATTCAGCTGCGACACCTCTACCTCGCCGCGCAGGCTGTCGGAGAAGCGCATGCGCACGTCGTAGAAGCCGCGTGATGTGACGATGCCGTCCGCGAACACGTCGCTGCGCGTCCACTCGAGCTGGTTGTTGTCGCTGATCTGCATGAACACCTTGGTAAGGGTGTCAGCGATCTCCTGCGTCGCGCCTTCGTTGCGCGGGCGGAACGCGATGTCCGTGCGGTTGAAGATCTGCTCGCCCATCACGTTGGCGACGGTCGAGATGATCTTGTTGATCGTGAGCGCGGGGCGCCGCTGCGACTTCAAC